GTAATCCTGTAAAAGCAATATGTATGTTCCAGTCACATTCGCTTTGACCCAAAATGATACTGTAAATGATTTTGCAGATGCTGTCCCTTTACAAAATGCCTGCAAATCTTGTCCTTCTAATAGTTGTTCAAAGAAGCAAACATCACTAGAAGCAGGAGACGCATCAGCAGTTGTGCAAAGCATTTTCAACGACTTACGGAAACCAGAACCAGTCGGTGCGTCATTTTCGATACTTTGAGTCCAAGTTCCAAGAGCCGATATGTTTACGTTCCAGCGGTCTGCTGTGTAGTAGCCAGTTGTAGTGATGCTCGCTGTGCTAGTTCCACGTTGCGCCACCTGCATCGCACCGTTATAGAGAATGTTCCTATATGAAACAGTAGGATCAAGATTTGACCAATTAACAGTATTGCTGGCGATATTTGTAGAAGTTACAGCACTATTTGCTAATTTTGCTGTTGTCACAGCACTATTTGCTAATTTTGCTGTTGTAATGGAACCATCTGCAACTTCACCAGCAGCACCGACTTCAACCCAAGTATTGCTGTAATATATAAATGTTGATCCGGTATCAGATTCATACCAAAGATCACCTTGAGATGGTGAAGATGGAGCATTGTCTGATACTTCTATACCAGCTCTTCCATTTACCCATAAACTTCCATCAAATTTTAAGACTTGGCCTTGTTGTGCTGAATTTATTAAAACATTATGAATTTCATCAAGTTCATAGCCATTTTGGGGTTTAACAAATATTTGACCTGAACTTGAGTTTACCTTGATTACAACGCCAACAAAAACAAGGTGATTTGGGGCTGTTGGTTTTATAGTTGTTAAACCACCAGCAACATTACTAAGCCATAAAATGTCGCCGGCCGTATAAGAGTTTGTATTTAATCCATCAATTACTCCATGAGTAATAACATAACCAGTCCCAGATGAACTTATTGATTCACCAACAATACCAAGTGTTTTAGATGATGTGGTATCTGATGCATTATTTGCTCTTTTTATAGATACTTGATCGCCTTGAGCACCAAATATGTATACAACTTCACCTTTTGAAAGTGTATTTGCTTCAGCATTAAAACATCTAACAACTTCTTTTAAACCAAGATCGATTCTGACATTATTTCCAGCAAGATTATACTGAAGAGCGCCTGTATCTGAGTTATAGATAATCTGACCAACGGCAGGTGTTGGTGCTGGTGAAGGATTAGTATCAATTTGAATATATTCAAAATTGTTATCTACAACTAGACGCTCTAACTCCATTACGCAATGTACTCCACTCCACTGATTGCAACAGTTGCAGTATTCGAACCAGCTTGTGTTATATAAATAGAACTATTACTTGGCATTATTATTGAGGTATTGTAAAAAGTAACATTATTACCAACAACATTTATATTGCTAATAATTGCATTATTTGCACTATTAAAATTACCACTTGTAACTAAATGCTATCGTAAGTAGATCTATTCATATCTTGAATTGTTAGAGCATCAAGAACATGGTCAACAGAAGATGGGGCAGTATGAGATTGAGGAGTTGTGCCATCATATCCACGTTGACTAACAAATAAATTATTACTTGATCTTGAAGATATCAATATTTTTTCTTCATTAACAGTTCCTCTGCTAATTACTATTACAAATGGATTTCCTGATGACCCAGTTGGAAATGTAGAGCCATCAGTAATACTTATAATTGTATCAAAATAACCAACACTTGTAGACAAAGTAGTGGCTACGACTGAGCCTAAGAATTCTCTTCTCAGCATTCGCCCCTCCTTAATTAATCAATACTAATGTCTAAATCGCCTGTTGCAATTCTTAAAGTATCACCTGCATCAAGTGACTTGTTTGATGTTAGTGTTCCCCAAACAAGCAGTTTTCCACCACTTGGCTCCGAAATACCGATAGCAACAACTGTGCACGCTGGCATATTTGTAAAATCAATATTTGAAGAATTTGATGTTGCACCACCAGATGATGCTGAGAATGCTGCTGTTTGACGAGCATATGAGCCACCAGAGACTTCTGTTCCAGTTGTATTATCGCTTGGTGCAACCGTATACAATCCAACCTCAACGCTTGCTGGCATTGTATATGAAGCAGTGCCCAAGAAGTGGTCAAGAAGTTTGTCCTCTAAGTAGTCTGTAAGATTACCTGCCATTAATTAATCCTCCTTAGAATTATAAAAATTCTGTTTTTCCTCATCGCTTGGAAGCCTGAAATTATCTAAAGTTAACAATCTACTTGCTTCTTCAAAATCAAGTTCCGCAATCTTATTTCTTTGTGTAAATTTAAAACCAGACTTGGTTAAATAACCAGCTCCACTTTCAAACACAATAATCATTTTACCATTATTTGTTTTATTATCAGACAAATCAACTGGTTTTTTAACTGTTTTAGGTTTCTCATTTTTTTTATTTGGGAAAACATCTTCAGATGTAATCACATTTTTCTTTTTACCAGAAACCTGTTCGCTATCTACCATGTAACAATACTATCATTTTTAAAGGGTAAAATCAATAAATGCAAAAGCGGGGGATCTCTCCCCCGCTTCCACAATCATTCATCTAAGAATTAGAGTGAACGAACTTTGACGTTCTTTGCAATCACATAAGAATCAGCATTCTCAATGTTGCAAGCAACGCGCATGAACTGCGTGTACTCAATCGTGTCGCTCTTTGGCTGGAACTGACGGTACACTGTGATGTCACGATGCAGACCAACAACGTGGTTGTTGGGGAATGTAAGGTGAATGTGACCGTGGTTGCCTGCTGCACCTGAGTAGTCGCCTGAAACCGTTTCTGGCATCAGAGGAATCTCAACGAGAGGAATACCGAATGGTGCAAGACCAGTTGAACCAGCACCACCATTTGCTCTCATTGAGCCTTGCAGGAACGCAGCATCGCCAGCAACAGAGCCAGGTGATGGAGCACCAGCAGTGGCTTCTGTGGCCGAGTTTGGATTGCCAAGGCTGTAGATTGTGTCCTGAACAATGTTAGGACCAGTCATGAACCTAAGCTCATTTCTGCGTTGCAGATACTTGTTTGGAAGGTTACGCAGAACGCGATCAAAGGTTGAACGCGAAACATTGTCACCGGCCTCATCAACAACTGTACCCGAAGCCTTAGCAAGCTTAACAAAGCCATCAAGAGCCTTAAGCAGACCGTTGTTTGACGAAGTATTACCATTGATGAGCAAGTCATCAAGATCGTTGGCTGTCTGACGAGCCATGATCTGTGCGAGGTGATCTTCAAGCGAAGCACCCTCAATGTTGTCCTCAAGGGACTCTGTGCTCACTTCCCAGTCAAGACGAAGCTTAACGCTTGAGAGTGAAACTTTTGTGAAAGTAACAGCGGCGTTTGCACCGTCATCTGTTGCTTCCGTTGCCTTCTTCATGAGGCGGGTTCCGACAGAAACCTTATCGATATCCATCGAAGGGGCGCGCATGCGAACCACACGCGAGTTTTGCATCAAGACTGATTGATCAACAACAAAGTCAAGGAAACGATTTGACTGCTCTGCATTAAGCAGACCGCCAGAACCATTGCCAACAACGCTTGTAGTTACCTCGTCAGCCTTAGAAAGAATTTCTTCCTGAGTAGCCATTGTAATTATCCTCCTAATTCCTTACGACTTGTATCCCAGAGCATTAATTAAGCCCTTTGGGAGATAAATATTGTTCCAGAATGATGTCTCTGGTGCTGACTTGCGAATCTCTTCGCCATCCTCATCTTCATCATCTTCTGGGTCCACGCTCTTCTTAACAGCGCCAGCATCAGCGAAAACCTTCACCTGCTCACTCTGCTCAGTAAGAGCCTTTTCCGTTTGCTCCAGTTTTTCACTGAGAGCGGCCTTATCGGCTTCAAAAGCCTTCTTGGTCGATATTAACTTCAACTTCGGTTGAAGCAACTTGAGTTGAATCAGCGAACTTATCAAGTTCAACTGATTGGTCATCTTCTGGAACAAGCCAGTTAACGAATCTCTTAAGCAAAGAGAGTCTGTTATCTGTCAAGTCATTTTCCATAGGTTTGACATTATCATATTTTACATCATTTTGCAATAAACTAGTTGTGTTTTCAACATCTTTTTTATTGTCATCCATGTTTTCTAAAACCTCCATGTCCTCATCCAAAAAATATTGCATTTCTTTATTGAGAATTTCATTATCTTCTTCAAGAATTTTCTCTACACTTTGTTTCTTAACATTAGCGTATCTTTCAAGAAGTCTTCTTCCCTTTGCTGCGAGAGCAGCAGCATCTTGCATATTCTGAGGAACTGGCTCACCCCATGCAGCAGCAGAGAGAGCAAGTCTTGTAGGTCTGCCCTTATCATCTTTCATCGGACCAGATGGATTAGTAAAAAATCTCGTCAAAAACGAACCTTTTCTACGCATTTTTTCTGGTGTATTCGCTGGGCCTTTAACACCTGGCTTAAGATTTGCCCCTTCTGTTTGTTTGAAGTGCCTTCTGCCAGCGGCTGTAAGACCACCCTTTGGATCCTTAAGTGGTTGTTTTGCTTTTTCAATATCTTCATCAAGAACATATTTCAAATCACCATCTTCTGCTCTTTTAATAATGTCAATTGTTGCAATAGCATTAGCAGGATTATCAACCAGACTTAATTCACCAAGACTATATTTTGTAATTTTTCTAATTGGCTTTCCATTATAAATTTTATTAGACATAGCCTCTTTTTCAATTATTTTTCCACCAATAGAAAATGCACGAAGTGTTCCATCAAGAATTTTTTCCCAAGTATTCTGAGCGCCTTTTGAAATATATGCTTCTACTTGAAAAGCCTTATATTCTTGACCATCTTGACCTTTGATAACAACTGGTTTATAAGAAATGGCTTTACCAACAGCAATTGGTGCATGCATTTCTCTAATGTTGCCTTCCCAGTTTTTAAATGCTTCTTCCGAAGCCTCGAAAGTTACAACATCACCTGACTTGTCAATATTGTCAGCAGTTGCTATTCCAACAACAATTCTTTGCTCTTTTTTGATAAGAGCCATATCAATTGGAAATGTTAAATTAAAATCAGACATATATAAACCAATATAGCATTGTATTTAATAAATT